ATTGATGGTGATGCTGTCGCATTGTTTCAAGGACGTTCTGAAGTTGGACAGAGAGCACTTGGTAATCGCTCCCTTCTGTACGATCCTAGAGTTTCAGACGGACAAGCAATCGTTAATGAAATCAAACAGAGAGAAGCATATCGTCCATTCGCTGCAACTGTCTTAGAAGAGTATGTGGATGAATGGTTCCGCATGAAAAAGAAGAGTCCTTACATGTCATATGCTGTGGATGTTTTATCTGATGATATTCCTGCAGTGACTCATGCTGATAAGACTTGTAGGGTGCAGACACTTTCTGAAAAGCAGAATCCACATTTCTATAATTTGATTGAAGAATTTTATCAAAGGACTGGAGTTCCCATGCTATTGAATACCTCATTCAATCTTGCAGGAAAACCTTTGGTGGAAACTTTCAAAGATGCAATCTATACAATGAATAAGTCAGAGTTAGAATATATTTTTATTCCAGAAAAGAAAGTACTTGTATGTAGAAATATTAGATGATATAATTAAAGAGGTATAACCCCTTTACTTATGAAGATTTTTCTGGACACAGCAGATACTCATATTATTCGTGAACAATTTGCCACAGGATTGGTTGATGGTGTCACCACCAATCCCACTCTCATTATGAAAAGTGGCAGGAACCCAGAAGATGTATATCAAGAGATTAAAGATATTGGTGTTCAAGACATCAGTATGGAAGTCATGGGCAACGCTGATGAAATGTTTGAGGAAGGTTCTCGCCTTGCTGAAAAGTTTGGTGATGTTGCCACCATCAAGGTTCCTTGCACACGCGAGGGTTTAATCGCCTGTAAGCGCCTTAGTGACGCTGGTATTAAGACTAACGTCACACTTATCTTCTGCGCCTCTCAGGCAGTCCTGGCGGCGAAGGCAGGGGCAACATATGTCTCTCCCTTTGTAGGACGCCTGGACGATCAATCAGTGGCAGGACTTGAGGTTGTACGTTCTATTGCTGAATTGTATTCAAGGCATTGGATTAAAACGAAAATTCTCTCTGCATCTATTCGTAGCGTGCAAAGAGCAGTTCGTTCTTGGTACAATGGTGCTGAAATCTGCACGATGCCACCCAAGGTATTCGATCAGATGTACGATCACATCCTGACTGATAAGGGCATGGAAATCTTTGAGCACGACTGGGCATCTGTTCCGGCGTGATATCCAGTGACACTCCGTATAAGTTAGCGGAAATCATAAGAGACACATATCCCCAACTATTTTATTTGAAACCAATGAAATTTACAGTATATTCTAAAAATGGTTGTCCCTATTGCACAAAAGTTTGTTCTGCGTTAAGTTTGGCAGACGTTCAATTTATTGAATACAAACTCGAAAGGGACTATACTCGTGAAGAGTTTTATGATAAATTTGGCGTTGGTGCTACCTTCCCCAAGGTTACGCGGGGAGACACTATCATTGGCGGTTGTAAAGAGACTGTCAGTTACTTACGAGAGCAAAAGTTAATCTAATGGAACAAAACCTCAGCGACATCTACGACTTGATTGAACATGCAATCGAGAATGCCTTTGAGGGACAAATGAACTTACGATTTTATGATTATCTCAAAACAACCAAAACAAAAAAGTGTGAGATTGATTCTTTCATCATCAGTTCAACAACAAAAGAGATTAATGATACAATCGTAGAGTTAGATGAGTATCTTGTTGGAGGTTCTGATAGTGAACACAAACAACTCCGAGAGGCATATGGACACATTCCCAAACCTCAGGCAAGAAAGATTAGAAACTACTTAGAAGGTTTCTTAAATGATGCAGAGAGGTACAGTAATGAGCGAAAACCTGGCAGGAGGAAAAAGCAATCTAAATAAAGACAAACCCGAAATCAATCGGGGAGTAGAGTTGCTTCTACGCAACAGGAGGAAGAAACCAGAACCGCCCAAAACTTTTCAGATAAGGTTTGGTAAAATGGTTTCTCTCTTCCGAAGAGAAATTGTTTTACATCTCACCTTCTATCTGGACATCAGAAAGAAATAGTCTCTGGAGGACAGAAGATGTTAGCAGTAACCCTTACGATTGGAACATTGGTTTCCATCATGTTCTTTTTTGTTGGAGGTATGGTAGGATGGTTAGCGAAAGAGCATGTCTACAATACACAACCAGTGTATACTCACCCAGAGATGTTTGATGAAAACGGTAACATTCTCCCAGACGAAATTTTAGCAGTACGATTTGAAAACGATTATGAGTCCTACGAAGACGACGACGAAGGTTAAACTTCCCCCCAATCCCTTCCTTCATGAAATCCTTGAACTTGCAGGTAAGCAGCGTTCCAAGGCAAAGAAGGTTGAAATTTTGAAAGAGTATGAGAATGATGCTCTGAAGACTATCTTTATCTGGAACTTTGATGATACTGTTATCTCTGTAGTTCCTGAAGGAGATGTTCCTTTTCAAAAGAATGAAGTGCCTGTAGGCACAGATCACACGTCTTTGAGAAAAGAGTACAAGCACCTTTACAACTTTGTGAAGGGTGGTAATGATAGTCTCTCTTCCCTCCGTAGAGAGACTATGTTTATTCAAATCTTGGAAGGACTTCACCCTGAAGAGGCAGAGATTCTTTGCTTGACGAAAGATAAACGTCTGCAAAGTAAGTACAAAGTCACTTATGATGTTGTCAAGGAAGCCTATCCTGACATCAACTGGGGAGGACGTTCATGACAGCAGCAGTCCTAGAAGAGGAGCAAGAGCAGTTGCAAGAAAACAGTATTAATCCAGCAGATTATAGTTGTCAAATCCTGCAAGAAAAGACTACTCTTGAAGCAGCAAACGATAAATCACTTCCTAATGATGCTAGATTAGTCTGGTATGTCGTAGATGGTGTAGAGCACATTGATTTAACTCGTTGCAGAAAGACTGTGGAGTTGTTTGATATGTACTTTGACAAGTACGGCAAAGGTGCTGTCCAGAAAATTGATTTTGGATATGGACAAGTAAGTCCCAAGTTATGGGGATACAAATCTGCGGAGACAAAGAAGAAGAAAAAGTAAAATGCATGTATGTGTGATTGGACAGGGTGCTAGTGGACTAATGGTTGCTACCGCCCTGAAAACTTTGGACTTTATTACCAAGGTAACTGTTATTGGTTCTAAAAAGATTCCTACCATTGGTGTAGGAGAAAGCACTACATATGGATTTCACAGATTCTTAAAAAGATACGCCAATGTGGAGGACTTCGTTAGGGAGTCTGATGCTGCATTGAAGTATGGTGTTTTATATTCTGGTTGGAGTGATAAAGAATTCCTTCATGGTTGTTTCTTAGATACTCCGTTTGAAAGATATGGTATCAGTCAAAAAGAATGGGCAAGTCTACTTGTCAATCGCCCACCTGATATTTCATTTCATGACTACTTCTTGAGGAGTTGGAAATCACTTGCAGACAAAAATCATGTTCTCTTAGATGAGAATGAATATGGGCATACATGGCACTTTGTCGCATCCAAATTAATCAACTATCTAAAATCTCTATGTAAACTCAGCGAGAAAGTTGAATTTGTATCAGACACTGTGGATAATGTTGAGTATCATGGAGATGTTATTCAATCAATTCACTTAGAATCAGGAATAACCATAACTGCCGATTACTATGTGAATGCATCTGGTACAAAGACTAATGTCTTTGATGAAAAACTTGATTCCTTAAGTGATTATCTCCTAACAGATAAAGCAGTAGTCTACCCTATCAAGTATACTAACAAGAGAAAACAGTTTCATCCATACACAGTTGCTAAAACTATGAAGTATGGATGGAGATGGATAACTCCAACTTGGAGTCGCATTGGTACAGGGTATGTGTACAGTTCTAGGCACGTTTCAGATGATGAAGCAGTTGATGAATTTAAAAAGGACATTGGGGATGATACTATTAATCCAACGATAGTTGAGTTCTGTCCCACACGCAATCTACAAAAATTTAAATATAATTCCTGTGCCATTGGAATGTCGTCTGGTTTCTTAGAACCACTTGATGCACCAGGACTTTCAGCAACTGAAGCGAGTATTGAGATGTTGATAGATGTTCTGAGGAGAGAAAGAGATGATACATATCAATCCCACCTGAATAAGTTAAACAAAATGATGGATGTAGGTTGGTGGTTGCCTTTCATTCTCTCACAGTATAAAACTTCCAACAGAGAAGACACTGAGTTTTGGAAAGATCAGAAGAACGTAAACTGCCCACAATACAACTCCATTGTGGACATGATGAACAACATCGACTATGATGTTCTTTCATATTATGAATGGGAGATGATGTTTAAAACTACATCTGCAAAAGATGTAGGTTGGAATAGCACAACAGAAGCACTTCCCTTTCCCGTCTCTGGGAAAACTGAACCATCGGTTCATCACCTAGACTATATACAACAAATTCGTACAAGGACATGAGTGAAGAACAGGAACTTAGGAAACAGATTAACGATTTAATCAGAGATGAAATTCAAGAAGTAATCAACGACTATGTTGATACTCAAGAAGAAACTAAAAAGGGTGGACTTGGTTTTGTTGAAAACGAAGACACGCTGAACGTCAACGTCAGCCAAGAGGAGATTGACAAAATCATCAAACAATATAAGAAGATTAAAAAGTCCGAACGCTCCAATCTTTCACACATCAAAAAGTTAGGATTGGTTGACAAACATGGAAAACCATTAAAATAAATAAAGTTAAGTTAACAGTTGACTTGTCAACCAATTTTTGCTATAGTCTGCAGTATGAAAAACTACTTTCACCATGTCTTATAAACCCTATTCACCTGAGTGGCATCGCAAGAGGTATCTTAAAGAAGCACTTGATACATACTTCGATGACTACGTGGATAATGAAGTAATCTATGAAGATATCATGGATATCCTAGGTGCTAGAATGTCTGCTGCGGTTAATGAGGTTAACAAGGTTCTTGATTTAAAAGACAAACTCAAAATTAACTAGTATGCTTTCTACTCAATACAGACTCCGACTTGAGTCCATTTGCAGATGTATTGCGAACAAAGAAGAAGTTCCCCTAGTAGATATGATTTGGGCAGAGAAACTTGCCAAGAGGCATACACTCGCCCGAGATTGGTTGCAGAAAGCACGTCGTCAGGCTTCTCAAGATATTGAGGAGGGAAGCACTGATGATTTTTTGAATAGGATGGGGTTAGGAGACCCCGACCCATCCAATTACAAAACGGGGTTTGATGGTGCTGACGAGATTGTTGACTGGTTCCAAAGAGATAAACCCGATGATTGGAGGCAACGTGACTGAGAAACAAGTTCCATGGTGGAAACTGCATGAAGTCGCAGATGAATTGAATGGCACGTTGAGACATATCACCTGCGTGGATAGTAATGGTAGACACTACAAAAGAGTTGTAATTGAGTACGAAGAGGAGAAGAAATGATGCAAGCATTAATTTATTCTAACGGTAGTCAAGAGTGTGAACGTGCAAAGATGCTGCTGGAGTCAATGCATGAAGACACTAAAGAGTTCTTGCTGGGTGTTGATTTCAGTGATAAGCAGTTTCGTGCTGAGTTTGGCAGCGAGGCAGAATACCCTCAGGTTGCTATTGGTTTGAATCATCGTGGTAATTTGAAGGAAACCCTACAATACATGTCCTCTAAAGGTATGTTTTTGTAACACGTTATACCAAACTACTTGACTAAATAAGTCATGAAGTCTATAATAGACTTGTCGTTCATCCCTTAGGGGACGCAAGTAAGTCGCGGAACGGAGCGTTCATCCCATGATTGAATTACTACTTTATGCCGATATTCTCTGCACCGATGCTACTGAAATAATCAGTCGTCTCGATG